TCCAAGTAAATATTCCAAATGGGTTAACATTAATTGATTTACTTGCATAAGGTTGGTTTATTAAAGTTGATTCACTAAATGGTAATGTAATTAAATCTCCAGTTTTCCGATATTGTCCATCCGTTCTATCTCCCTCTACAACAGCAGTACCATCACCATCACTCTCAACAAGTTGAATAGCATCCTCGTGGAATGTTGGTCTCATTTCACCTTTTGCCATATCCATTGAAACTTTATAATCTACATTTCCTGGGTCACCTATTGCGTGTCCTGTGAAATTATCTACAACAAATCCATTTTTAAATCTATCAAATCCATCAGCGTCTTGTATTTGTAATGTTTGAGCAGCAACTTCTAATAAAGACAATTGAGTATAATATTCAACATTTGATATTCTTCTTTCTAAATGTCCAATATCTTTCATTGTATATCTTCGGTTGTCAACTGTTTCTATACTAACATCAGCTGTACTTATTCCATAACTTGGTAAAAATAAAGTGTACATATGCATAGCATTATCTAAATTACCAGGAATATCTGGTCTTGATGAACTTGCACCACTTAATATCTGAAATTTTCCACCTGAATCTAAATATACTTTATCAACTTGATGAACTTGCACCACTTAATATCTGAAATTTTCCACCTGAATCTAAATATACTTTATCAACTCTTTGTAAATAATATTCAAAATCGGATGTAATATCTGTTCCAAATGTTACTACATCAATTGTTGAAGCACCTGCACCATCATAAGAACGGTCAATATCACCTGAATTAATTGTTGAAGCGTCATCAACTCTTGGTCTGAAATCTAAAGTATCTCTTAATTCAAATCTTTCACCAGATGTTGCTGATTCGTATGATGGAATATTTTCATAATCTATCACACCTGAATAAGAGTCTACATCAAAGTAATCTCCTGAACCGTGTGAGAAGTAATCAAAATCAACTAACAATCTTCCTGTTGGAGTCAATGCACCTGTTTTTAATTTTAATCTTCCTATATCATAAAAGTTATCTCTTTGACCTGTATCTAAATCAAATCTATTTGAAACATTTGTATCACTAGAAACTGCGTCTGTAGCAAAATCAGCAGCCATATAAACATTATTAATTTTATAAATGTCTGCCTTACCTAAACCAATTGTTCCATTTTCAATAGTTACTTGACTATCTATTTGTATAGGTGTATTTACATTTACAGATTTTGTTTTTGAACCTGCAACTGAACGATTAACCGTTCCTAAAATTTTAATTTTATGTCCAGCAAAGTTAGTACCAAAATTTAATGTTAAAGTTTTACCAGTTGGAGAACCTGCTAAAGTAAATATTGTACCTGATAAATGATTATTACCACTTAAACTTAATACATCTCCTACAACACCAGAACCACCGCCACCAGTTGTCATAATAGAAACTGAAAAATCTTTTTCTGCTAAACCAGCAAATGTTTCATTTGTTCCTGCTGTAATTGAAGCGTCACCATTACCTGATAATGTTGCTGTGAAATGTCTTCTTATTGCAAAATTTGTATCTGTTATACCAGAATTTATAGTTGTCTTCAATGTCTTAATCGTTTCATAAGGCATTTTAAACAATGAAATATTTTTTTCAGGTGATTGTAGTATTCCTCTTTGCCTTGTTGCAACTGTTTTAGTTGCGGCCGCACCTGCATTAGCTGTTAATTGTAAACTTGTATCATTAATAACTGCTTCAATAAATCTTGTTTCTGTAGCACCAGTATCAAGTGTATATGAAATCTCATCACCTATTTTTAATTCGTCTGTAAATCTTGTATTAATTCCTACTACCGTAGCATTACCACTTGTGCAATCTAAAGTACCTGATACAATAGCATTTTCACCTGTGCCGGATGCTCGTGAAGTATTTGCGACATATACTGGAGAACCTGCCATAGCAATCTGTTTTATATTAGATGTATTATATTCTGTTACTCCATTCCAACCAACAGCGTTTGCTTGTATTACAGCTGTTAAAGTTGATGTGCCTCCAGTAATTGTTTCTCCTGGAGAAAATCCACTTCCTGATACGGAAGAAATAACAACTACTCCGTGTCTTGCTAATCCACCAGAAGTATAAGCTCCAAAACCTGTTCCATCTATAGAAGATGTTCCGTTTGTATCATATAATTCAAAATTGTCAGTACCAGGATTTCTAACAGTATAAACATTACCATTTAAATCTGTCATACCAGCAACTGTATCAATTGTAATTTGTTGACCTTCTTTTAAAGTGTGAGCTGTTGAAGTAATCACAACTGGATTTGCCTGCAGAGCTCCACTTATAGTTGCGTCTGTTCCACTTGTAATACTTTGAACAATACCAGTAGAACCAGATGTTCCACCTGTAACCGTTTCACCTGTTGTGAATGCTACATTTGTTGTATTGTTTAAGTGAGTAAACATTACAATGTCAAACAAGTAATGTTTCCAAATACCATTTACATTAAAGATACCAGAAGAAATTGCTTCAGTAGTATTGTGTTCAAAACCTTTTGATTTTGCTATTCCTATTTGTGGTACATCAGCTCCACTTGAAGTTAATGGTGTTCCAGTTACCGATGTATCATCTCTAAATAATCTAACTGCTTTAAATGTTTCCACATCTCCTGAAACGAATCCAACATCTGGTGTTCCATAAACTTGGGTTACATTTATATAATTACCTAAATCAAATCTAGTTTTAAAGTTTGATTCTGTATCATAATCTCTTGATTTATCTACATCAACAAAAGTTGTACCTAATTTTTCTATTTCATAACCTTTAACATATGCTTTTCCTGGAGATAATCCTATTGCAAGTTTAGATGAATCACCACCAACACCTGAAGCAAAAATACCTCTATTATTACCATCTAATAAATGTTCTCTTACATCTAATTCAAAACCTTTAGTAATATAATTTCCTGACTCGTCATATGTTCTACGAGCAAAAGTATCTTCTAGTACTCCATAATCTGTATTTCTAACTCTATTTTGTAAAATACCATTTGATAGTCTTAATAATTCTATGAAATTTTTATCATCTGTAGCAGTTAAACTTTTCTTTGCAAGTGTTAATAAAATTTTATATCTATGAGCACCTGGAGCATTTGTATTTGATGTTCCTTGAGCATTATCATTTAAACTTGCGTCTTCATTTGGTGATATAAATGATTCTAAAATTGTTAACCCTACTCTATTGGAAGGTGTGTTTGTATATTTGTCAAGAACAATTGTTTGTTCTGTAACTTCAACGTGATATCCATTAATGTAATAAACACCTGCTTGAACTCCAGCCGCTGAACCTGTATGTGTTGTAGCAACTGTTGCTGTAGCAGAAATACTATTAATTACACAATTTAAAATTTCTGTATCTGAAAAAACTGTAGTAACATTATCTGTTCCTGTTTTTGAATATTTTACAAATAATGTATCAGGATCAGTACCATCAGCAACATTCACACCTACAACTGTTGCAATAATGCCTGTAGTTGCACCTGTTAAAGTTACTCCGTTATAATCTGCTAATGTTGAATTTGATTTTGCTGAAAGTTTAATTGAGTGATAATTTAAATCATAACCAATTTCTCCAGGAATAATCATTGCACCTTTTTTAAAAAGATGGTCACTAACCCTTTCAACTTGGTTTTGTGATATTGTTTGTGCTTGTGTTAATTCTCTCGCCTGTACTGCAAACGCAGGTCTAAAAAGAACTCTATGGAACTTTTTATCTTCGCTAAAATCATCATAATAGGGCGATAAATTAAAATCTGTTGGACTTGGCATTTATCTCTCCTAAAATTCTATAATCAGTTTGATATTCTCGGTTTGGTCAGCTGCTCTTGTAATTGGTGCTCTGTTTTCAACGTAAACTATATCACCAGAGCCGTGGTCTATTTCTGAACTTGAATATCCATTTGAAAATGTTTGATTGTTAACATCACCTGTTGTTGTACCAGGTGTCACTGTTGCACTTGAAAGTTGTCCAGTTATAATATTTGTACCACTAAAAGCTGTTTGATTTCCGTTAATATCTATCCCCTCATCATTGTGTCTTGTTTGTATGAAATATAAAATTTTATTAATAGAGTCCCATTCAATTACTTTTCCAACTGCACCAGTTCCAGCTTGATTTATTTCTTCATCAACTGTAAATGTTCCTACTGATACTGAACCAACAGTAGCCGTTGTTGCTCTTAATGTAGTAGCAGCAGCAGCAACTCCACTTGATTTAGGGTCTCTTATTAATGATACTTTTCTAAAATCATTAGCAACTGTAACATCACCAGAATTACCTGATTCTGTTCCTTCTAAACTTGAATTTAACATAACAAAAAATCCACCTAACTCTTCAACTGCATTAAA